TCGAACAGCTCGATGCTCTGACGGATCTTACCAGAATCGTCCAAGTTACGTACAGTGTTCTGACCAGTACCATGTGCCTTAGAAGACAGCTCACGCTTGTTCTTCGGAGAGGTCATCAGAGTAGTAGCCTTACCACCTTGCTCGTAGATAGACTGCATGATGTCATCAACGTCAGACAGTTCGATAGCGTCAAGGTTAGCATCTGAAGCGCCACGGTCGATAACACCAGCAGTACCAACACCAGTTGAATTCGGAGCAGTGTATGCACCAGCAGCACCAGCGTTAACTACGTTGTCGTTTACGTAAGCCTGGTAGCCACCCATTGTACGAGTGCCAGAGCCGTTCTTGTCGTTAAAGCTGTGTACGAGGTCAAGCTCAAGATCTCGACGCATCTCAGTACCGACTTTCTTCAGCTGGTAAGCGTATTCGTCAGCAACACCGGCTTGGTCTACAGAACGCTTAGTTCCAGAAACCTGTACGGTCTTAGAGTTAATCTGAGTGTAGTTACCCAGACGAGTACGATCACCACCAGCAGCCTGAGCACCAGCAACAGTTGAGAAGGTAGAACCTTCAGCAACAGCGTTAGAGCCTGGAGCTAGAAGCTCATCAGTCTGCCACTCGTGGTAGATAGCCTTAGCTTTAGTCTTACCAATAGAAGCCATGAATGGAGTCTCATCACGGGTTACCATGGAGATGAAGTTTGCTAGATCTTCTTTCTCAGAAAGAGTACCTGTAGTTTGAAAATTTGATGCAGCCATTTTATTATTCCTTATAAATTAATAGTTTAATTGAATCTTATTAATGTTAGCGGAACTTGCTTAATGACTTAAGAAACTCTAATTGATCAGCATCGTTACCTTCGCCCGAAAGCACTTGGTCTCGACGAGCTCCAGATTCCCTTTTAGCACGTTGAGCTTTAGTAGCTTTACGTTTAGAAGGTACACCCTTAGCTTTATTTACTCGCTTACGTTTAGCAGAGCCTGAGCTAGTCTTTTGTTTAAGTTGACGATAGTCATCAACAAACTTAACTACTCGGGCATCAAAGATAATATCAAGGAACTCTTCGGGAACTCCTTCTCCTAAAGCAAAGTCACGAACAGACTCAGCATCAAAGTCTGGCACTAGGTCTTGAATCTCAGACTCAAAGGTTTCCATAAGGCCATCAACTTGTAGCTGAAGTTGTTCTTGCTGTTGCTTTTGAATTGCACCAGAAATACCTTCACGTTCATTACGTGCTTGCCAGTATTTTGCCTGTGCAGTTTCTCGTTTATCTTTTAGCTCATTAAGCTCGTAAGTATCTCCGTTTTCACGGGCTGTCTTAATTTTAGATTCTAAGTCATGGAACTCTTGGGCTAACACAGTTTCTTGTTGTTGTAGCTGTGTAGCTAAAGCGGTCCCAAGTTCTACAACCTGATTAGTCTTGCCTTCATATTCTTCTTGCAAAGACTTCTCAAGTTCACTAACTTCTCTACCCTTCTTAGACAAGTGTTGATCAGTAGCAAAACCTTTACGAAGTTCTGACAAAGAAACATATTCAATCTCTCCATCAATCTTGACAGGAACTTGATAGTCCCAGTCTACTTCCTCTTCATCCGGCAAATCGTCATCTCGGGTAGAATCATCTTCATCCTCATACTCTTCATCGTCGTCAGCGTCTTCCTCATAATCATCGGTATCGTCTTCATCTGTGTCGTCATACTCGGGTCCTTCGTCATCCACAGAATCTTCCGGGTCAAGATCAGATTCATCATCATCTGGTAGAGATTCCTTCTCAGGCATGGTAAGACCTAAAGCCTCAGCCATTGGGCCCATGGGAACTGGAATGTCATCGAATGATTGACTATCTTGACCAGCAGTAAAACCAGCGTCATCCGAACGGGTAGAGGCTGTAGTGTTTTCATTGCTCATAATTTGTTATCCTATATTAGTCCTGTTTAACCGCAGCCTTCTTCTTAGGCGCTCGGGCTTTGTCGATGTCCTCTAAGATACTTAGGGCTCGACTTGCATTAACTAGATCGCCAGCGAAATACCGGGCTTTACCGGGTCCGATAGCTATCTCATCAACAATAGCACAAAGAGATCTCTCAGCGTTCTCCAGTGCTCGTTCTAACTTCTTTTCATTTACTTTCTTATAATCCACTTATTCGTCTCCTTCTTGAGATCTATTAACTTCCATTTGCTCTTGGTTAAAGCCAAAGGTTTCAATTTTAAGTAGACGTTCTTTGACTGAGCCAAGGCCCATGGCAACATGATACAGATACTCACGCTCTTTGTTACAGTGTGGTTCTGTGATTAACCATTGTGTGAAGAGGTCTACTAGGATGTCAGAGTAAGCTTCTGTGAAGAACTCGTCTCTTTCTTTCTTAGCAAACATTGCACTTGACAATGCTTCTTGAGAATCAATAAACGGATTAGCTTTATACTCTCCGGTTTTATGATCCATCTTTGGCTTAAACTTTCGTTTAGCCCCTTCTTTATACTTATTCACTATATCTCCTCAGTTAGTGTCGTAAGTTTGCAGGGCCCATCTGGGCCCCACAGTTCATTAAAGTATACCACACGCTTTATCAGATACGCTCCAGACTAAACTGGGGTGGTATATTTAAAGATTGGAATCACCCCCTTAGGCCATACCCTGACCACCTTGTCCTAAGAAAGCTTCAATAGCATCAGGAGTAGGGGCGATCTCTTCCTGCTGAGGGCCTTCTTCTTCCTTCGGCTTTCCGTTACCTTGTGGCTGGGTCATTGTTTGCTGAATTAAATCCTGCGCCGTTGCGTACATTTCCTGTACGTTCGGTTGTTCCGGAACGACTTGTCCTTCCTTCCCTGCAGAAATACTTAACTTTGCCCATTCTTGATATGACTTATCTAAAGCTACAACAAGCTGCTTCAGGTTATCCTGAATAGCATTCTGAGATTGCACATTAGTGTAATCGACGTTTGCTTGGTCGAGTGCCATCTTAGTTTGGATGGTTTGCTCTTCCATAGCTTTCTTCATCTCAGCTGCCTTAGCCTCTTGTTGTTTGCCTTCCATTGCTGACTTTTTATACTCTTCGGAAGTGTAGTCTACTATGTAGTCTAGCGGGTCTTCACCTAAAGCCTCAATGGTTTTAAATGCAATAGTAGCTGGTGCTGTGGGGTTTACTGCCCCTTGGAAACCAACTTTAACTAGACCGGGTAGCACTTGCTCACCAATCATTTGCATCTTTTTCATTACAGTTGCATTGCTTGAATCACCAACATCTGCTTCTACTTTAAGCATCATAGCATCTGGTAGTGTCTTAAGATCAATGGTAGAGTAGAAATCATTACGATCATAGTACCCTACTTCCTGCCCACGCATCTCTTTAACCATCGTCTTATACACACCTTCACAGAGATCGGCTAAGCCTGTCTCCATAAATCTTCTGGCGATATGTTGGATACGTGTTTGTGCTGCGGATTGCACAGATGACACTTTCTGCTCTGAGTTACCAGACACATAGAGAGTATCGTTTAGACCTTGGGCTGCTTTTGAAAGCCCGTTAGCCTGTTCCTTATGCTTCTGCAAGAACTCAAGCAGAGGCACTGTACCTGTGGACATAGCTTCTGGTGGCATGTTCTGCACAGCCAGAGCTGGGTTACCATTAGTAGGTACAATTTGTTTTGGTTTCATATTCTGCAAAGCAGAGAAGTCAACAACGTTAGGGTCAGCTAGCTTCGGTGAGTAGTTAGTTAAGTAAGTATTCTCAACAAAACCACGCAGGATAGCTGTAGACGCTAGGGTTGAAGGTCGAGTCATGTCAGCCATAGATAGACCAGCCCACTCGTGTGGGATGTCAAAAGGTTTTAGCTCACACACTTGAACCGACTCAACATCTTCTTCAAACAGAATGTTATCGCCCACAGTGATAAATCTTTTAAGCTCAGCAATACCGTCACCATCACGATCAACACGTAACCAGCACTCAACGACACTAGCTATCATGTTAGCTTCAGTTGTTTGGCTTTGGTTGTGTGTAAGGTTTGATAGACCCACAGAGGTCCTACGGGCTGCTTTCTCAGTATTTATAGCAGACATAAAGGTGTAACGGTCATCAGTAGATTCCCAGTCAATGTCATCTGCAAACTCTGGGTACATCTTACGAATCTCAGATCGAGTCATATCCTCTTGGACACCAACGAAGGATGCATCTTGAATAGAAGAAGCCCCTTGGTTAATAAGGAAAGACTCAGGCTGGATGTTACGGATCTTTACGCCACTCTTATTGTGGGTACGCTTTACACGTACTTCTTTATACACACCAGTCTCATCCATGTAAAGGTCACCGACTACTTCTACTTCAGCATCAGCTAGTAGAATGTCAAGGGCCTCAGGGGTGATCTCTTCATACTCATCAAAGCTTAGCTCGAAGTCTTCAACGTACTCCCAAGCTACTGCAGCATTCTTCCATAGAAGAGCTGCTTTCATCCAAGTATTAATCAAACCCCAACCACTGTTCTTTTTAAAGATACAGTAGTTAACAAGGTCAGACGCTGCACGAGCATCGTGAACACCTTTAGGTGTGGAGTTGCATGGTATAAATTTTGCTAGTTTTTTATTATCTAACAACAGTTCAGATAGAACTGCAGAGTACCCCTCGATAGCCTCAACGGTATCTGAGGATACAATTTTAGATACACCCTGTGGGGCCAAATGTCCTACAGGCTGCATCGCATATTCGTATGTTGCTTTCTCTCGTTCATCTGAAAGTTCAGAGGAATCAAGGAAGTTACCTTGCGAGTTAGTTACTTCTGAGTTAATGATGTTCATCAGCTCATCATCTGTTACTTGTTCCTTATATCCTTGGGGGTCTGTCATTTCATATCCTCTTATATTGGATTAACACAATCCATCATTCATTCGTTAAAATAGGTTCCTGTAGCTTCTTTTTCCCGAAACACGTATGTCACCCTAAACCACAGCGTTAGCTGGAGGACTAATGGGGAAACTTTACAACTATAGCCAAGCAGTAGTGTCCTCCACATACTGTTGGTTTTGGAAGCCGACCCTAGTATTGGTCAGCCTATCTCTATGAGTCCTAAGGACTTCAAGTGCTATAGCTGTTGCAATAACGGTGTCATCGTGAGCACCGGATATGGCATTGGTACGACCATTGGCATCAGACACGTAATCCATGCATTCTTGGATGATTCGTGCGGACGCAAGG